CGTCTGTATTATTAGGATCACCTATTGGCTCTAATAATAATAGTCTTGCATTTGAACTAGAATCTTGAATTTGCCTTGGATCAAATCTAGTTGGATCGATAATATAATCTATAAATGTACTACTCGTATAGTCACTTGTAATAACTGTGTCATCAGGCAATGATTCGGGGTCTATATCTAATATTAATTCAGTTTCGTCTACTTCGTTAATGGATATAGTACTTACTATTTCTAGCCCATTACTTCGTTGCAATCTTAATTCAGTAATACCTTCTTCGTACGTTATTGGTTGTGCAAGAAGATATGCAGTCCATTTTTCATTACTAGGTATTCCTCCTTTAAGCAGTTTAGCAGTAACATTAGATCCATCGTTTAATACAAGTAAATCATAATTTTGATAACTTGTAACTACAAGAGCACTTTCTGTAGTAAGTGATGCTCTTGCTGTATCTAATACATCTGTAGTTTCTTCGCTTTGGGATACTAATTTTTGTTTTACTAAACTTTGAGCATAGGCATCGTCTTCTATATTAACTTCTAACCCACTATCTGCAAAAACTGCTGTAATAATACTTGTTATAACGCCTAATTTTTTGACTTTAACAGGTGGACTAATGTATATTGGAGTAGTAAGTGTAATAGTTGCAACATCAATTTCAGATTCTGTTCCAGTAGGAATACTCCTACTACTAAAATTAATATTATCTATATTAAGTACGGACAAACTTGTCCAATCAATATAATTATCTGTAGTTTGTATTTCTAAACTAGGATTAAACAGCATGCCTATTTGTTCTAAAAGTTGAAGTTTTTGATCAGTATTAGTACTCCATATATCTAAGTTGACCGTTAGCGTATACGGAGTAGGCATTAATCGTTCTACAGTGTAATTTTTACCAGATTTATTTAAGTATTCTGTGCCATCTTCATTAAGAGCTCTTTCTCTAATATTAAGTTTATTAACATAACTAGAATCACTTAAACGATTTGTGTCCATTTCTAGATTAGTTATATATAATGCCATGCGCGGCGCACTAGGTATTTTGTTTTCAGAGTTGTCCCTAATTATACTTCCAACTTGGCGTGTTAAATCTCCGTAAGTTATCGGAACTTGAACTAATTGTCCTTTACCGTCTTTATAACTAAATTGTCCAAAGATTCTCATTATCTGAGTTAGGTAACGTCTTATTTGTCCGTCATAAAAGTGTTGCATTAGTTATCCGCCTTGGGTCTTAGTGCTTTAGATAAAGATTGCTTCTCTGGTACTTGCTCTCCGTCTATTGTACTAACATTGTCGTTGTTAATAAATGTACCTTTTTGGGTGTTTGCATTATCGCTTCCATATAGTTCTGCACGAGTTACATCGTAAACTTTATTCCATTTACCGTTTTTAAATTGAAATAATCTGCTAGGTAAAAAATCAGTTCTTAAAAAATATGAATTAGTTACAGGCTCATCTGGAAATGTAACACCAAATCCAAATGTTTCGCCGTTGGGAGCAATCTGGTCTCCTATAATATAACCTTGGTAGCCCGACTGTTCTGGAGGTTCCATAACAGATAATACGCCGTCAGGTACTCCTGTATTGTCACTTATTAATTCAACCTTGCCGCTATCGTCTGTAGTTATACTAAAGTAATGACTAATGTCATAGCCGCTTTTTTCTGCAGAAGTTGTTGCTTCGTCTATTACAGCATTGCTTAATTGCATTTCTTTTTCGTATGTAGAAAGAATATCTCTCAGCGTGTTGCCCCCGGGATTTTCTTCTTCTGCTGGTAAATCTAAAATATCTTTATATTCCTGACCATCGTATATTTGTTTTAATTTAACACGATATAAATGCGGCCACCAAGTTTGCGAAAACCCTTCAGCAGCACGACTAATATCTTCAACTACATAAAATCGTTTTAACGATACTGAAAAATCATTTAATGCATATTCATCTTTTAAATGTGGTAGTTCAAACACATCTCCGGGCATAATTTTTCTACCCAGTGTTTTTACGCTTTCTCTAATATGCACAGTCATAAACAATGTATCATTGCTTAAGAATAATCCAAACTGACTAAGATCAAAATCTATATCTTGTACATTATATATACATCTTAGCCTGTAGATATCTGAATCATACTTTCTATCTCTATTTTCTAAAAATAGAATATCTTGTATTTGTGTGTGGTCTTTAATTGCTTGACCGTCATCAGTTCCGATATATTTGTAGACGTGTAAATCTGTTCCGCCGACAGTAAACATTTCTAGAATTTGTCTATCTAGAAATTCGTAATCGTTACCGCGCTCTGGTTTATATAAACTTATTCTTGGCATAGTTATATTTATCGTAAGCGATAAATACTATACGGAGAACTTCTATGGCAGATTTAGAAACACAAAGACAAGAAATATTTGATTATGTACACACTATGCTAGGCGGCGGAATGGTTGACGTTGAACTTGACCCTGTGCATTATAATACAGCATTAACTAAAGCACTTACTCGTTTTAGACAACGTTCAGATAATTCAGTTGAAGAATCATATATTTTTATGGAAACTGTAGTAGACCAAAACGAGTATACATTGCCAACAGAAGTAGTAGAAGTTCGTCAAATTTTTCGAAGGAGTATAGGTTCGCGCACAGGCGGTGGTGACGGCGGCACATTGTTCGAACCATTTAATCTTGCTTATACAAACACATATCTGTTAAGTTCATCTAACATGGGCGGACTAGCAACATATGATATGTTTAGTCAATATCAAGAACTTGTAGGCCGCATGTTTGGTTCGTTTATTGAGTTTAAATGGAACAACACAACTAAAAAATTAACATTACTGCAACGACCTAGAACTGACGAAACATTAATGCTATATTGCTATAACTTTAGACCAGACAATCAATTGTTAGATGATTATCTTGCAAAGCAATGGATTAAAGATTATACACTAGCAACTTGTAAATTTATGCTAGGCGAAGCACGTTCAAAGTTTGCTACTATTGCAGGACCACAAGGCGGGTCGACACTCAACGGTAATGATTTAAAAGCAGAAGCACAGCAAGAAATGGAAAAGCTAGAGAACGAAGTATCTATGGCAGTTACTGGCGGCACTGGCTACGGATTTACAATCGGCTAAAAAACAGCTGAGTTTACGCTAACATTTTGATATGCAGTAAATACAATATAACAAAGGAGTTACTATTGTGTGCAGTCCATTTGTACGTAAAGAAGCCAACCGCTTTTACTGGATAGTAAAAGGTTCATTAATCCCCCGTTCATGGTCTGACAAAGATGTAGAAGGCATATACGATAGCTATATGAAACGCATCTGGGGCAATCACGAAAATTGTGTTCACGAAAGCGGATTTTCTACTGCTTGGGCACTAAGAGAAGCAGAAATCACAAACGAAGATATTGACAAAGTTGCAGTATTAGGATACGATTAAGGTTGACAACACAAACTAAGATGCTATAATATATGTATTCTTAGAGGAGTTTGTATGTTACCTAAATTGCTAGTTGTTGGGCACGGCCGTCATGGCAAGGATACTGTATGCGAGATGTTAGAAGCATACGGCTATACATTTCAGTCTAGTTCTAAATTTTGCTCAAAGCTGTTTATCTTTGATGAACTAAAAGACAAATACGGCTATGTAAACGAAGAAGAATGTTATGCAGATCGTCATAATCATCGTACACTATGGTATAATATGATACATGATTATTGTCGAGATGATCTAGCACGTCTTGGACGTAACTTGTTTGCAGAAAATCAAATCTATTGTGGACTACGCAACAAGCGTGAGTTTTTTGCAATGAAAAACGAAGAAATCTTTGACTATGCTATTTGGGTAGATCGTACAGATCACTTGCCTACTGAAGATCCTGCCTCAATGAGTATCGAGCAATGGATGTGTGATTACACAATTGACAATAACGGTGATCTAAATAGACTTGAAAAGAATGTAGCAATCCTTATGCGTACTATCTTTAAAAGTCGGGCACTAAGTCTCCCTGCTTCCACTTCACGCCACTTTTCTGAATTATTCGTTGACAGTTAGCACATACTGTTTTTAAATTACTCGGACGACAATTTGCTAAATCGCCGTCTATGTGAAATACATTAAACTGTTCAGAGTGATTTGATTTAAATCCGCATTTTTCACAGATGTTCTTTTTGACATATCCGGCCTGTTTCCATTTAGGAATACCGTGCCCAACTCCGTTGCGTAAACAAGTTTCACAGAGCTTGCGATAGTAAGTTCTGTTTCCTTTTTTGTAATTTATAGCAGCAGGACGCTGTCCGCAAGTACATAATGGTCTCATATTGTATTTACCTCACCTTTTTGGACCCTTTTTCTATGGTATTTGCCGTATATTTTTTTTACTTAATGGTAAATACATGTAACAGAATACCCAATCCAACAGGAGACAAAGATGGCATTAACTTCACCAGGTGTACAGGTTAGCGTAGTAGACGAGAGTTTTTACACTCCAGCTGAACCAGGTACAGTACCAGTAATTTTTGTAGCAACAGAAGAAAATAAATTAAATGCTTCTGCTACAGGAACAGCATTAGGAACACTAGCAGCAAATGTTGGTAAACCTTATTTGCTGACTTCGCAGCGCGACTTAGCAGAAACATTCGGAGATCCGAAATTCCAAATCGATGCGAGCAACAATCCAGTACATGGATCAGAACTTAACGAATACGGTTTACAAGCAGCATATTCATATTTAGGAGTAAGCAACCGAGCATGGGTTGTACGTGCAGATATTGACCTAGGACAGCTAACACCTAGATCAGCAGTACCTACAGCAGACCCAGATCCTGGTGTATATTGGTTAGATACTTCTGCAACATTATTTGGAATTCAAGAATGGAATAATAATCCTGTGACAGTCACAGGTGGTCAAACATTTAGTAATAAAGTTCCATTTGTAATTACAGATGTAGCACAAGTTACTGGTACTGAGTCATCACCAGGTGCTCCGGTAAAATCAATAGGAAAAGTTGGAGACTATGCTGTAGTAGCTGTGTCAAATCTAAATACTATTTGGTATAGAGGTATAAATGGTTGGGTAGAGCTTGGTTCTGATGCATGGCAAAATTCATGGCCTGTTGTTGTAAGTTCTAAAGATAGAAGTAATTTTACAGGCGCAGACTTTGCATTAAACGGAACACAAATTAATGTAAATGAAGACGAAACTGTAACAGATATTGCCGAGACAATCAACGGAGCAGGTATTTCGGGAATTAGAGCAGCAGTTGTAAACGGCGAACTAGCAATTTACAGCGACGGTACTAGTTCAGTAGAACTTTTAGAAGCTTTAGATGGCACTGCATTAGCAGTAGAACTTGGCATTGCGCCGGGTACATACCAGGCACCGATTATACAAATTAGTAAGCACACTCAAGTACCGGAAACATTTAAAACTTCATCAACTGAAAACGGCAGACCTACAGGGTCTGTATGGATTAAAACTACTGAACCTAATCAAGGTGCAAGTTGGAGAGTTAAACAGTGGAACGACAATACTAAACTTTGGGAATCGATACAAGCACCAATTTTTCCAAATAACGAATCTGCATTGGTAGAATTAGATCGTGTGGGCGGCGGCACAAATCTTTCTTTAGGTGATCTTTACGTAGTCAGTAACGTTGCAGGCGACAGCGTGCCAATGGCAACATTTAAGATTTATAGAAGAGCATCAGTTGGTCCTACAAGCATTACTTCAGGTGTTATAGGAACATCGAGCTTTAGTGCAAACCCAACTTATACGTTTTCGTTAGAAGAGACTACTCCGGGTTCAGCATCACTAACAGGCGGCGATATTACATTTGACGGTGGCGAGGACGCGGTTACAGTTGCTCAAAATATTGCAAATGCTATTACACAAAGCACAGATTTAACATATGTAAGTGCCTCAGTAGACAGTTTAAACAGACTTGTTTTAGAGCATTCCGAAGGCGGCGAGATTAGACTAACAGATACTTCAGGTCTTGTTACTGTTGGCCTTGGTATTAGTGTATATGTAGACGGCAACACAGGTACTAGATTTGTACAAGACGAACCGGGTGTAGACAACAGCTCTGCACCGATTCAGTATAGAATTAGCAACTGGGAAACACTCAACTACACGCCGTCGGCATCTGAATTAACTAATACTTCTACTAACGGAACATTGTGGTACAATTCAATAGTGGACGAAGTAGATATTTTGATTAATAACGGTACTAACTGGGTAGGCTATAAGTACGATGGTACAGCAGAACCTAGTATTGTAGCAAGTCCTGTTGCAACGCTAGATACTGATCCTAATGGACCAATTGTTAGTGCATCAAAACCTACGCTACAATCTAATGGCGATCCTTTAGTACAAGGAGATCTATGGTTAGATACATCAGATCTAGAAAACTATCCAGTAATTTACCGTTACACAGGAGTAACACAAGATCGTTGGGATTTAATCGACAACACTGATCAAACTACAGAAAACGGTATTGAGTTTGGAGATGCACGTTATGGATCAAGCGGAGCAACTGGTAATACAGCAGCAGCTATTAGTGATCTATTAACTAGTCCTTATGTAGATCCTGATGCACCAGATCCAACATTGTATCCAAGAGGAACATTGTTGTTTAATACTCGTAGAAGTGGTTTTAACGTAAAACGTTTTGTAGAAAATTATGTTGACACAGGCGAATCTGCTATTAACTTAAGATACAAAGACGAATTTATGAAAGATTATGCAGCGGATCGCTGGGTAACTTACAGTCCAAACAACGAGGACGGTTCAGGATCATTTGGACGTAACGCACAGCGTAAAGTTGTTGTGCAAAGTCTACAAGCAGTTGTTAACTCAAATGACGAAATTAGAAATGAAGACGCACGTAGATTTAACTTAATTGCTTGCCCAGGTTATCCAGAACTAATTGGCGAACTTGTAACTCTTAACGTTGACAGAGGCTTATCGGCATTTGTTGTAGGCGACTCGCCTGCAAGATTAACACCGGATGCTACTTCTTTAAACGACTGGGCAACTAATGTTCGCACAGCAGTTGAAGACAACGACGACGGCTTAGTAACTAATGATGAATACTTAGGTGTGTTTTATCCTTGGGGCTTTACAAGCGACAACTTCGGCAATAATGTTGTAGTTCCGCCGAGCCACATGATGCTACGTACTATGGCACTGAGCGATCAGGTTAGCTATCCATGGTTTGCACCAGCAGGCACAAGACGTGGCGGTATTACTAATGCAAGTTCAACAGGTTATATTAATAACGAAGGCGAATTTGTAGCAGTTGCACTAAACGAAGGACAAAGAGATACATTATATGCACAAAGTGTAAACCCAATTACATTTATTACAGGTGCAGGTCTTGTAAACTTTGGCCAGAAAACTCGCGCACGAGGTGCAAGTTCATTAGATAGAATTAATGTAGCAAGACTAGTAGTTTACCTACGTAGTCAACTTAACCAACTTGCTAAACCTTATATCTTTGAGCCTAATGACAAGATCACTAGAGACGAGATTAAGCAACAGGTTGAAAGTTTATTACTTGAACTTGTTGGACAACGAGCACTATATGACTTCTTAGTTGTATGTGACGAAACAAATAATACTCCATCGAGAATTGATCGTAACGAATTGTACGTAGACATTGCTATTGAACCAGTGAAGTCAATTGAGTTTATCTACATTCCGTTAAGACTGAAGAACACTGGAGAAATAGCTGGGACAACAGGATAAATACTAGTAACTAGGAGCAAGAAATGGCAATTTCATCACTATCAAAAATTACAGTTCCTTTAGCTAGCGGCGACTCAGCTGCTAGTCAAGGTTTGTTAATGCCAAAGCTCCAGTACCGCTTTAGAGTGTCGCTGGAGAATTTTGGTATTTCAACACCAACAACTGAACTAACAAAACAAGTCGTTGACGTAACTCGTCCAACAGTACAGTTTGAACCAATGGAGATTCATGCGTATAACTCAAAAGCATATCTAGCTGGAAAGCACACATGGCAACCAATTACATTAAACTTACGTGAAGACGTAAACAATAGCGTTCAAAAACTAGTTGGCGAACAGTTACAGAAGCAGTTCGACTTTATGGAGCAAGCAAGTCCGGTTTCAGGACAAGATTATAAGTTTGTTACAC